GTTTTGTTGTTGGGTTTGCAATACCAATACCAAATTCGCCTGTTTGTAAAACTGAAACTAATTCGCTTGTATTTGATTCGCTATAAATACGAAATCTGTGGTCAGACTGAACGTTACCTATTGACCATTTGTTAGTCCCTGCACTTGCAAAACCTAAAAATGCGTTATTAGTTGAAGTTCCGTTAATTCTTCCAATAATACCTGAACCGAAAACGTCCAAAGCAGTTGTTGGCGAATTAGTATTAATTCCTAATCTGTTATTAGTATCGTCAAAAAATAAGTTTGCGTTGTCTTGGCTTAAAGCACCTGAAGCACCAATAAAAGGTACTGAACCTGTTGTTAATGCAGTCGTAATTGTAAGCGTTGCAGTTGAACCAACCAAACTAATCGTTCCGTCAAATCCGTTTGCGTCACTAAATACCAATGAAGTCACAATGTTAGGCGACAATTCAACGTATGCGCTTGTCCCTGTATTCCAACGGTAAATAATATTTGTATCTAAGGCAATATAAATTGTGTCAGCCACACCAACCAAAGGAAATGCGGACAATGAAGCGTATTCTTCAACTGTACCTGTAAATAAAGACGCCATTTGTGAAAGCGTTATTTTTTTACTTATACCTGTTGTAGGGTCGCCAATAATCGTTAAATCTGATAACTCCGGCGCAAGTTCTGTCGCTAATTGGTTAATTTTTTTTGATTCCATTAATAAGTATAATTTGAAGGTACTTCACACCTGTTGTTAATAAATGGTACTGTCAACGTCACGTCTAATTTCACACCTGCCAATAAATCGGGGTCACTTTCTGTGTAAAAAGTAATAGGCAAATTTTGGTTCAATGTCCAAGTCACGTTCGCATAGTCTATCGGGTATCTTAACTGCGCCACAATATCCGCTGCAACCTGTGTCATATCTGATAAAACTTCTGTTTCGTTTGTTTCTTCCATTAACATTCTGTCCATAAAATACAAACTAAACGAATACCCGATTTCCTTTGCCGCAACATTTGCATTGTTTAAAGTAAAAAACATTGCAGGATAAGTTACTTCGCCGTTACTTAAACGTTCCCAAACGTCCCCGAAATAAACAAAATTAATTTGTTCGTGGGCGTTGCCTATCGTTGTTAGTTCTTTGACTATTTGGTTTAATGTCATTCTTTTTTTCTTTTGCCAAATAAACTTTCAGCTTATTTTGGTTTTTAATGTTTACTTGTTTACTCATATTTTAGCAACAACCGATATTACCCTGATAACGTTCTTCAAACGATTTTCTGTACTTCCCGTCAAAATCTTCGCCGCAGCAACCATTGTCGCCCAACCACATTGAAACAGTATATCCTTCGTTGTCAGGTTTGATTGAATCAATGCCTGAACCAAAGTTTAAATAATTTGGATATAAAGCATTGTTTTGTTTTAAATATTTAATAAGTCTTTGTTTGTAGAATTCAGCACGTGCGCGGTATCTATTAGCCACGTCAATCATATCCTGCATTGAAGGACTTTCTTGGTTTTCGCCTGTTTTTCTAATTAACCCCTTATTGTAAAACTGATATGATAAACCCTGCGGCAATTCAGACATTACATAATAAATCAAACAATCCACAATGTAATCGTCCAATAATGTTGTTTGTAAAGCCGTGAAACTGTTTGCTTCAACTGCGGTTTGCAATTCAGCATAAAGCGCTGAACCCAAAGCCGGTAAAATGTACATATCCTGTGCCGTCTTAATTTCGGGTAAAACTAATTTTTCGTCCACGTTAGCGTGTAACCCTGTTCTGTCTTTAATTGACTGTACTGATATGAATAATGTGTTTTTGCTCATTTTATTTTCTTGTTACAATATTTGAAACCCATTGGTGGCGACAACTTGGTTCGTGCTTTGCAGGACTTGAATTTGGCACAGTGTACCAACCGCCCGCCCTATCCCAAACGGAATAACCAAGTCTTGCGCTTATTTGCTCAATTTCAGAACGGGAATACATTTTGTTTGCATCTAATAAAGCAACACAAAACGGACGACTTGTTTTTTTATCCTTATTTGAAAAACCTTGCTTCCATTCATAAGAATAACGAATTAACAATTCTTTTGTTGTCGGTTGAATCTTAACTAAAATATCCTGTAAAGGCGTAGTTAAAATATGTTCTGTAATTATGTTTTCGTCAATTCCTTCGCCTATTGCATATTCGTTTACTTCAATAAATCCTTTATCAATTAAATCGTTAATAACCAAATTTATTGTGTCAACGTTTTGTTCAAGTGTTTCAGCCAATACTTCAGCCGTAATTCTTTTGTCTTTTGACATTAAATCTAATACATTGGCTTGTAATTGGCTTACGTCTGCAAACATTTGATATTCAGAATCGTCGTTAAAGCGTGTTTTTTGCTTCCAAACATTAAAGCCGTCCTTTGCTTCGCCAAATTCATAAAAGGCGCTGAAATCGTCTTTAAATTGCGCTTCCTGTACAACACGAACTGTATCTTCAACAGGCTGATATTTAGTCATATCAATACCCGCTTTTTCAAGTAACCATTCCTTCGGTGCAATTTCCTTCAATAAGTTTTCAGTAAATTCAAAACCAATTGGTTCAGTTGGGATAATGCTTAATTCAGGTTCAGAAACACCCCTGTATTTAGCCAACATATTAAATACACTTTCAAGGTGCATTTGCTTACTATTTACGTAAGTATTTTTGAATATTTCGTAACCGTCGCGCATTTCTGAACGGCTTCCTAATTTACCCGCTTCTGCAATACCGAATATTGAAGGCGTTGTAATTTGGTGTCCTGAAAATATGTTTGTTTGAATTAAAGAATCCACACGTCCAAAATCTTCTTTGGTAATATCTGAAGCGCCTAAATCGTCAACAATTGGTTTTCTTGCGCTATCATTTACGAAAGCTAAGATAAACTTCTTACCGTCTGAACCGCTAAATCTATTTGTAAAGCGTTTTTCAATATTACGTTTTTCTTCATCTGTAGGTTCGCCGTTAGGCAAAGTAATTAATTTACTTGCACTGAATCCTGTTTGCGCATTGCCCAATACGTGTTTTGAAATTTCAATGTCAGATTCAATATAGTTTAACGCGCCAAAATAACCCGGTAAACTATAAATACCCATATTTGGACGGTATTCCTTAACGTATAAAATTTGTTTTCCTTCAGGATTGTTTGGATTAAATGCAGCGTAAACTTTATGTTTTTCGTTTCTATCTGACCAATCTTCTTTATACCAAAACTGCGTATTATCTTTATTTGTACGAATCTTAGTATAGTCTAAATGCCATATTTCAGCCAATTGTTTTGTAACTGACCAAATGATTTCTAAATAATATCCGCCGAATAATTCAGTATCTAATGAAACTTTGCGCGTTAAATCGTCCAAAGATTCCATTCGGTTAACTTTCTGAATAAAGGTTTCAGCGGTATCGCTGCCCTTCCAACCGTTACCGGTTATATAATGCACCTTGCTTTTTACAATGGCGTTATGTTTAGCCGACTTATTAAATAAGTCAACCAAATAAATTGGGTAATCATTGCGGTCGCCGTACTGAATATATCCTTCGCCCTTTTTTTCCTTGAATTCAGGTTGGCGTGCTTCTGCAAATGTTAATACGCGTAAATCCATTATTGTCTAATTGTGTAAGTGTCTGTTGTTTGATATTCTGTAAATTCAAAAGGCGTTCCGACTAATTCCATAATTCCAGATTCAACCATATTTAAACCTGTTGGGTTAGTATTTGTCGTACTTGTTTGCTCATAAATTTCATAATCATATTGACCGTTTAACGCTGACCCAAAATTAGTGTTCGTTACAATACTAAATTCATTATAACGGTCTTTATATTGGCTAATGTCAGTTGCATTTAATTTTACAAACTTAATTATTGTATTTGCGCTTCTATTTGTGAAAACAAACAAATAATTTGGGTTTGTCAATAACTGTTTTTCAGTTAAGGTTAAAATAATATTCTGCGTCTGACCTTTGGTTAACCTAATCATATAAGTAAATAGCCAAAAGTGCAATTTGTTGCATATTATAATCAAATTTGACTTATATGTATAAAATATGCATCAAAAAGTGTAATTTATGACACATTTTAGTAAAGTTTTGCCTTTACTTTGTTACATTAAAAGTAAACTTTTAGCTTTACTTTGTCACATATTTATATAAAATTGTAACATAAAAAACCGCCGAACCAATTAAGGAACGGCGGCAAACCTATAAACCTATGAAAAACAAGCTTATTAAGAACCCGGTGTTTCTAATGCCAAAGCAATAACTGAAGTAACACTTGGCGCTAATGCAGGTTCAGAACCTGTGAAAGTTAAAGTGAAACCGCTTCTGTCACCTTGCGCAGTACCTGTACTTGCTGCATTTGCAGTTAAGTCAATACCGCGTGTTTTTCCTAAATACCAATAGATTCCGTTGCTATCTTTTACAACTGCAACTAAGCTATTTTGTGCCAATAACAATAATTCATTTCTTGTATTGGTCTGTAATTTGTTAAGGACAATCTGAAGTTCTTGAGCATAGAATACAGTTCCGTTTGCAACAGAAGCATTCATTGTTTGGTTGAACATTGAAGTATCTTTAACTAAAGCATATTTCCAAAAACGTTTTCCCGCAGCCTTAGTCAAAGCAGTAATAACACCGCTTGCTTCAGTTGTTGTAGTTACGTTGGCAGCTTCAGTAAAATACACTTCAACAATCCCGCCTAAACTATCGCGACAGTCTAAAGAATATCCTTGTGTTAATGCACACGCCATTGTTAATAATTTTAAATATTTTTAAAAAAGGGGTGTATATTTCAACACCCCGAATAATTAAGCCAATACGAATTTCACTGTTTCGTCAGGGAATGCAATATTCACACCCATTTTGAATTCAGAAACAAAACGTACTTGGTCAGCTTCTTTCGCGTAGAAGATTTCAAATTTTTCTTCTTCGTTCAATAAGTCTGTACCGATAAACAAGTTGCTTAAACGTGCAGCGTAAACTTTGTTAGTTCCGTTTAATCCACCAACTGCAACAACTTTAATCATTGTACCCGGTAAAACGAATTCGCCGTCAGCCTTAGCATCAACTGAATAATGGAAGCTATTAGCATTCTTTAATGCAATTGTGTAAGTTCTGAATAAGTCTTGACCGCAGAAGATAGTCATATCGTCAGCAGCTACAACTTTTGCAGGGATTGCAGAGTAAACACCGTCAAAAATACTGATTACGTTAGCAGCAGTAATTGAAGATAAAGGTGCGCCTGAAATGTAAGTTGAAGCGTTAGCAGCAACAACACCTGAAGCAGCGCCGATTAATTTTACTAAACCGTCAAATTTGTTCAAGTTTACGTTAACACTTGAAGTGTCGCCTTGCCAAATTGCAGTTTCTAATTGAGCAGCAATAGTTTTCGCTTTCTTATCTGCGAATTCTTGCTCAAAAGGAATTGAATCATAAATTGAACCGGTAGGTAAAGCTTTTTGTAAATACTTAGCTTCTAAGTCTTTTGGACATAAAGCTTCGTTTACTTTAATTTTACCAACAGTCACAGTTCTTTGTGTGAAAGTTGTTGAACCTGAAGCAGTAAATCCGCAGCTTCCGCCTGCCTGAAATATTGCGTCTGTGTCCATAATGTTAATAGTTTCAGCGCTTTTTACGCCAACCATTACATTTCCTGCACTCTTAATCAAGTTTGCAGTTTTTGCGCCTAATACTGAAGACGTCACTAATTGTGCAGCGTTTTGCTCAGTATATGCGGCTAATGCTGATACATCAAATGCCATTGTTATTAATTTTTAGTGTTTAAAATTGCGTTTCTATATTTTGCAAGTCTTTCTTCTTTAATATCATTTGTTTTTATAAATGAATTAAAAGAATTTGGTTTTGAAATTGGGTCTGCGCTTGGTGTAATTGAAAGTGCTTCTATTAATTCAGCTACCTGTGCAAATCCTTGCTTAACCTTATTTTCTAAATCCAAAACCTTAGCGTCTGAAACTTCTTTTGCTGCTTTTAATTCAGCAATTTGTGCTTCAAATGCTTCAGCCATTTCTTGCATTTTTTTGTCTGCTTCTTTGCCCATATCTTCAGGCATTGGTGCAGCTTCTTCTTCCGGTGTAACATCTTCTTCTTTTGCAGAAATTTCAATGATAATACCGTTTTCGTCTAATTGAATCATAGTTCCGTCTGCTAATTGGTGTTCGCCCGCAGGTGCAGGTGTACCGTCCGGCATAGTTACAGAACCGCCAATTTCTAAGGCAGTAATATCAACCTTAGTTCCGTCCATTAAAGAATATTCAGCCATTTCAACCTTTGTTTCTTCAACAATTGGTGTTTCTTCAGCTTTCACTTCTTCAACAGGCGCAGCGTTGTTTTCTTCAAACAAAGCTTTGATTTTTAAAATCGCTTCCTGTGCGTTCATACTTTTTTTATTATATAGTTAAAAAATAAAATGTTTATCACTTAACCTGTGACAATATTTTTTTGATTTCGTCAACCATTGAAGCAACTTTATTCACTTCTTTTGGTTTATAGTTAAATAAACCTTCAACGCTAAATCCTGCAATATCGCCGTTTTTAACCTTTGACCACGCTTCGTTATTGTCAACAATCATTGAACCAAACCAACTTCCAACAGGTGCGTCTTCAAATCCTTTCATTGGCATAATTCCACGTGAAGGGTCTGAAATAAAGCTTTCAAATAATGTCACGCCTTCAAATTGTGCGTTTGAATCGTGCATTAAATTCACATTACTTTGGAATCCTTTTTTGAAAAACTTTTGGACAATTTTAAGAATAGTGTCCGCACTAAAAGCCACGTAGTAATCACCGTAAGTACTGTCACTACGAAAAATAGGAGTGTCAGCCAACATAATAGCGCCTGAAATAATGCGACGGTCTTCGTTAACAATTTCAAATTTTTGTGTTTTATTAAATGCGTTCCAATTCTTTTGGATTGCCGGACGGTCAACTAAAGCAATGAAGTCAACTTGCGAATCGTCTTCAATGTCTTCTGTTATGTCCAACATATATATTGGTAAATCTGTATTCATACCCATAAATAGTTTAATTTTTAATATTTATCATTTATTGGAATCTTGCGCGGTTTTGAATTTCTGCGTCACGGCTTTGTGCGTCTGAAATGTCACGTTCAACAACGTATGCACGAACTGTTGGCGTTTGACCGCCACCGCCTGCACCAACACCACCACCGCCGCCACCTAAATCGGGCGCAGCTTCGCCACCTAAATCGGGAACTGCACCACCACCACCTGAAGGACTTGAAAGCGAAGGCGCTGAACCACCTGAAGGTATTTCTGCATTTTCTGAAATTCCCGCTGAATTACCTGCGCTATTAATTGCCTTTACACCGTCAACGGCTGACTTAATAATTGCGGCTGATTGTAAAACACCATTTGCAACAATTAAAGCCGACCACGGCAAACCTAATGTCAAAGGCGAAGCTGCAACTGCTTTTGTTGTAGCTTTTGCAGTATTTACAACAACATCTGTAACGGCTGCGGCTTTTTCAATCAATAAGCCCGCAATTGCTAATTTTTTATTTTTACCTGCAATTATTTGTAAATTGCTTCCAAATGTTTGTATATCACTAATACGTTGCTTTATTATCTTTAATTGCGCTTCTTTTTCTTGTTTAGCAATTTCTTCTTTATTATTAGCGTGTTCTTTTTCAATTTTTTCAATTTCTTTTGCGTTGCCTTTTGCTGCAATAAGTTTCGCCTGATAAGACTTATCTTCAATATCGTTTAAATTTTTCCAATATGCGTCAGAATCTTCAGTTAATCCTTTTTGTTGCGCTTGCAATAATGCAACTTCGTCTTCTAATCCTTTTTTAACGATTTCATTCTTAGACTTTTGACCTTCTAATTCAGACGCGTCAATTACTGCTTTTTTAATTTCAGCTTTTTCTGATTCTGATTTCTTTAAAAATTCTTTGTCTGTGTCTAAATCTGATAAATCTTTTGCAAGTTTAGCTAATCTT